GCCCGCCGGTGTCTTCCCCGGAAAGGGGCGGGCCGCCGTTGTGGCCCAGTCGTCCGGGCCGCTGGTCGGGGAAGGAAACCGGGCTCAGCCCGTTGGCGCGATGCTCGCTCAGCAGCAGGTATTGGGCCGCGTCCATGACGTTGGCCTCGGTCATGCTCTTGTCGGGCACCTTGCGCTTGTCGCCGCTGGCGTTGATCTCGTCGGTCCAGACATAGCGCGCCTCGAACCCGGCGATCAGGAACCGACAGGACGGGTCGATCAGAAGGCCGGGCCGCCCGGCATGGATCGGCGCCTCCAGGGCCGCGCGCATCGCTTCCAGTCGCGGCTGGATGCGGTTGGTGCCGATCCTCTGCGGGCGCACCCGAAAGCCCGCCGCCTGCCCGACCAGCTTGTTCCAGGTCTCGTTCTCGCTGGCCGCCTGGCTGGCGCCATGCTCGCCGGCCATGTCGCCCCAGGCGGCCTCGACGTGCCATCCCGGCCACCGGCTTTCGATGAAATCGCCAAGCCGCTGGCCGAAGACATGCGCCATCAGCCGCTCGGCCGGGAAATGCAGCTCGCCCAGAAAGCGCCAGTGGAAGGGCGTGACGAACTGGCCGATGACGGCCGCACCCTTGAAGCCCTGGTCAAGCCCGACCCGCAGCGGAATGCCCGGCAGCGGCGGCAGGTCGGCGGCAGCGACGTGGATGCGCCGGTTGAATTCACGGATGAAGACCGGCTCGCCGGCCCGCGTATGCACGATGCGGTTGTAGACCAGCCTGTCGATCGTGTCGCTGCGCCCCAGCAGCTTCAGCGTGGCGATCTGGGTCGGGTAGTAACCGGGGCCGAGGTTGTCCAGGTTCTCGCAGCCCGGCTCGCCGTATCCCGGCTGGCGGGCATGGCTGATGGTGATCGGCATGGCCCCCGCCGGCAGGGTGGCATTGAGCTGTTTCAGCACCGCCTCGCGCTTGCCGTCGTCGATGAACAGATCGCAGACCCAGCTGTCGGGCTCCGGCGCGTTGAAGTCGCCGATGATGTGGCCGTAATCGCGCTGATCGGGGCTGTAGCCCTGGAAATGCTCCTTGGCCGGGTAGCGGTTGATCCGGGTGATGCCGTTCAGGATCACGTCGATCGGGTTTGTGTCCATCTCGTGCAGCCAGATGTCGGTCGCCTGGTAGCCGCGCATGGCACCCTGGATGTCATCGCCGAAGGCCATGAATTCGGCGATCAGGTCGATCAGGCCAAAGCCGTCATCGAAGCGCATCCGGAACGTCGCCGGCCCGCCACGCCCGCCCGACCACTCGCCAAGGTTGGCCGGGTAGACTGTCAGGAAATCGGGGATCGTCGTCGACCAGAGCTGGCGATAGGTCGCGCGGATCACCAGCACCTTGTAGCGCCGGGCCCCGTCGATCACCGATCGCGGCATGGCCATGGCGCGGCGCAGCAGCGACTTCAGCACGGTTGTCGTCTTGCCGCTGCCCACCGGGCCCTGGATCCCGACGATCGTGCTGTCATCCCAGTACATCGCCTCGGCGATCGGGCCGGGAAAGCCCGGCACCTCAAGATCGAGCTTGTCAGCGCCGCCGCGCGCCGCTAGCCTCTCGATTGCCTCTTTCGCGTCCAGCCCCAGCAGCTCGTCCGCGTCAATGCCGTCCCGCCGCCGCTCGGCAGCGGCGCCCGGCAGGCCACCCCCCCCACCCCCTTGACCGGCTTCAGGGTTCGCGCTCAATTTTCAGCCCTCCGGATTGCCGAAATGACGGATGGCCTCTCTGAGAGGGGAGAGAACTTTCGCGCGAGGCACCCCCCCGGGGGGGTCGCGGCGGGGCCGGAATGGCCGGCGGCATCGGCGCGCAGGACCAGGGCGGCGGCGGCATGGCGGCGCCGGTCCAGCCAATCCCGGGCGGCACTGCACTGATTTTCAATCAGCCCAGATCGACCAGATTTATCGTTTCTTTTCAGCACGTTGCGCATATCGTCCGAATTCATCCGTCCGAACCTTCCGCCGGTGCTTCGCCAAGTCCTTGTTTTTGCTCGATTTCCGTTGGCAGCGGCGGCGGGGCGATCCGCCGGGTCCGGCCGGCCGGCGATGGCGTCACGTCGCGCGCCCCTTGGGCCATGGCGGCGCCGGCCGAGGCGCCCTGCACGATGATCTGGTTGACCTGCACCGCGCCGGCCTGGTCGGGCGTGACCTTGGGCGCGCCGTAGGGCATCAGCGCATCAGCCGAGCGCAGCATGATCGTGTAGAGCTGCATCAGCGTGTCCAGCCGGACCCGCAGCGTCGGGCCAGAGGGCGCGCCCTTGGCCACCACGGCGCCGGACTGCGCCCAGGCCAGCACCCGCTCGGCCTGCGTCATGGCGGTGGTCAGCGCATCCTCGCGGCTGGCGAGGCCGGCCATCTCGGCCAGCACGTCCTCTGGCAGCCGGTAGCCGCGCGAGGCCAGCCACTCGCGCATCTGGTTCATCGCCCGGCCCGGACCGCGCTTGCCAGCCCGATCGGCGACCAGCTCGCCGCCCGGCGCCTCGTCCGGCAGGAGGCTCAGCTGGTCGGCCAGCGCCCGGTCCCCGTCGATCCGCGCAGCCGCCTCTCGCGCCAGCACCTGATAGCGATTGTCCGGCTTCGGCATCACCAAAACCCCCCTTTTCGTGTCATTTCAACCGGTTGCGGAAAATCGTGGCGATGCTGCACTTGCAGCCATACCACCATACCGGCTGCAGGTGCAGCATGGTATGGCAGCGGTATGGCATTTTTCGCAACGATT